TCAAAAAACTCGTGCGGTTACTACAAGTTCATTAGATCGTATCAATGTAGCACGTTTAGTTGTTTATCTACGTACCAAATTAAATGACCTTGCTAGACCTTACATCTTTGAACCAAATGATAAGTTCACTAGAGATCAATTGAAACATCAAGTTGAATCTTTGATGATCGAATTGATTGGTCAACGTGCGATTGGGGACTTCTTAGTTGTTTGTGATGAAACTAACAATACACCGACTACTATTGATCGTAACGAACTATATGTTGATGTAGCTATTGAACCTATCAAGGCAGTAGAATTTATCTATATACCGTTACGTTTAAAGAACACCGGTGAAATTGCAGGATTGGGTTCTGTATAATATTGCACAATATAGAGAAAAGCAACTAAGTTGCTTTTCTCTAACATATAATGCTATAAGGAAAAACAAAAAGAAATGCTAAATACATATAACAATAGCGGAGTTTGAAATATGACTATTTCATCATTAAATAATTTATCAGTACCAATCACAGGTCAGACCCCAGCAACTTCAGGGTTATTAATGCCTAAACTGCAATTTAAGTTTAGGGTAAATTTTACAAGTTTTGGTGCTAGCGGTTCAGATACAGTAGAACTAACTAGACAAGTAATGGATGTTACACGCCCAAGTGTTAGTTTTGACGATGTAACATTAAACATATACAATTCTAAAGTAAGATTAGCCGGAAGACATAGTTGGGAAGATATTACTCTTAATCTTCGTGATGACACTTCAGGTATAGTACAGAAGTTAGTTGGTCAACAGTTGCAAAAACAAGTCGATTTTCAAGAACAGAAAACAGCAGCAGCCGGTAGTAATTACAAGTTTGTAACAAAAATAGAAATTTTAGATGGTGGTAACGGAAATACTGCACCAGTAGTTCTTGAAACTTGGGAATTATATGGATGCTACTTAACAACTGCAAACTATAATGCATTAAACTATGCTACTAGTGATCCTGTTACTATTGCACTATCGATTCGTTATGATAACGCAGTACAGTCAGAAGGCACTAAATTAGAATCAGGTAGTACATTAGCTGTTGGCGCAGATTCAGCACCGAAAACAGCATAACATCTATCAACAATAGATTAGAATAAAGGAGCTTTTGCTCCTTTATTCATTTAGTACTGGTCTTTTTAAACGATAAATAGTTGTATGTCATACTTAGATAATTTATGGAACAAATTAAAAAATCCTAAAGGAAATTTAGGTGATTTTCAACATGCTGCAAGACTTTATAATAGTAATGTATTTAGATTAGCACCTAAATTTAAGTTTCTATATCATGTAGTGTTTAATGTTAGTCCTTCGGTATCGAGCAAATTTGGTAACTTTAGCGACCGACACTTATCAAATGTAAATCTATTAGTTCGATCAGTGGATCTGCCAAAATTTAGAATCGATGTACAAACACTAAATCAGTATAATAGAAAAAAGAATTATCAAACAAAATTAAATTACGAACCAATTACTATTGCGTTTCATGACGACAATATCGGGGTTACAACTCAATTTTGGAATTTGTATTATGGTTATTATTTTGCTGATAACAAGTATAATAATAACACCTCTGGGTCGTCATCAATACTAAACACATTAACTGGTATTTTAAACTCCGGCGGAGATATACAAAATTTATTATCAGCGTTTAATGATAAGCCTAATGCTACTATTCCAGCAGCATATCAACAAAACTCGTATAAAAGTTCTCCATTGAACTCGTATAGATACGGATTAGACAATGATTCGTCTGAGCCGTTCTTTACATCAATACAGATATTCCAAATGAGCCGACGTGAATATCAATGTTTTACACTAGTAAGGCCGATAGTTTCGTCTTGGCAACATGACACAATGGACCAAGATGATGGTTCTGGGACTGTACAAAGTAGAATGACCGTTAACTACGAAGCTGTATTTTACAATAAAGGTTTAGTAAGTAACGGAGCATTAACTGGATTTGGCGAAGATTATTACGATAAAGCAGCAAGTCCGCTATCGTTGTTAGGTGGCGGTACTAGTACAATATTCGGCGAAGGCGGTATATACGAAGGTGTCGGAGACATGCTAAATGATGTATTAAGCGGTAAGTCATTTGGTAGTGTCGGAGGATTACTTGGTACGTTAGTGCAAGGCACTAATCTAGCTAAAAATATTGGAAATTTATCGTCAGAAGGACTTAGAAACGAACAATATCAAATATTTAATAAATCTATTAATGCTATTACTACATCTGTATTAGGTATAGATGTAAGCGGATTAGTTAATATGAGCTTTCCAAAAGATAACGGAGCAGGACAGAATCAAATACCACAAGGAAAAACAAAACCTGTAGATCCAGGAAGTGCTGATTCTAATGAACAAGTACAGACTTTTTTAACGAATCATCCTCAAGCATGGAACACATTGGCTAAAAGAACTGCATTTAAAACGGCCATTGGCGGTTCAGCTAATGTAAACGTGTTAAATACCAAATGGGGGGATCTAAGTGCTGCACAAAAAACTGAGTATAAGAATCAAGCATTGTCTTTAATATATTCAAAAGATCCTGCTACATTAGCACAATATACAAAGATAAAACGCAACATTACTTCGAGCATTAAATCAGTATGACAAATTTACCTCCATCTACTAATACAGATTCTTCTACACAAGTAAAAACTTTTTTTGATCGTTATTATATTAAAGAAATAACTTTTCCAGCTGATCAAATCGATGTATTAGTTGGGTTTTTTCAACAAAAAGGATTTAATGATGTTGCTAGTAATACCATTAGCACAGCATTATTACAGCAAGCCAAACTTGATAATGTAAATGTGATCGATCTAATTGATACATTATCTGGTTTAGATGACGTGAAGTTATCGGCGTTAGTAACTGAAATACTTAATTATAATAGACAGAAAACTTCAGTATTGGGCTTCCGTACTACTCAAACTTCAAACTATTTAGATACAAGAAACATTATAATTTAAATGGCAACATATAGTAGAGGACAATACAAATTAAAGAATCCAGACAAATATATCGGTATTAAAACACCAATATGGCGTAGTTCTTGGGAATTCGCTGTTATGAAAATGTGTGACGAGAATGTAAATATAGAAAAATGGGCTAGCGAGTCGATTAGAATTCCTTATCGTAATCCCTTAACTGGCAAGAATACTATCTATGTCCCGGATTTTTTTGTATCGTTTGTTGACAAAAATAATATGAAACATGCAGAATTATGGGAAATAAAACCAGAATCTCATGCAGTAAAAGAAGCAGTTGGCAAATCTAAAAATAATCAAGCACAATTTATTATCAACATGGCAAAATGGGAAGCAGCTCGCGCATTTTGCCGTCAACAAGGTATTGCATTTAGAATTATTACCGAGCATGACCTTTTTTATTCCACAAAGAAGAAAAAGAAATAACTAATTGATACACTGGTACCAATAATGACAAAAAAATTAGAAGAAGTTTTAAACTTACCTGAAATTCAAGATATCATAAACGAAGCATCAGGCAGAGTCTTACCGACTCGTGTGAAAGAAACAGATATAAAATCAAGTGCTCCTCCCGAAAACTTATTTCGTGATATGAAGGATTTTGACAAAATTGCATCTGCATTACCTCAAGTAAACGGACTAGGTGATATAAGTGATTCCGAATTTGATGATTTAGCACAACGAGCTACTTCTGCATATGACGATTTAATGGATTTAGGCATGAACGTCGAACCAAGATTTTCTGGTCGTATCTTTGAAGTAGCTTCGTCGATGTTGAAAAACGCTATTGATGCTAAATCAGCTAAGATCGATAAGAAACTTAAAATGATCGAACTACAAATAAAAAAGCAAAAGTTAGATCAGGATACTACTCAAAGTGGAGACGAAATGCACGGAGAGGGGTATTTAGTCACTGACCGAAATAGTTTATTAGAAAAATTACGCAATATGAAATAAATATAGTATGTGAGGTCAGCTATGAAAAATTTAACAGATTATTTAACAGAAAGCCAACGAGTTTATTCCTTTAAGATTAAACTAGCTGGAGAAGTTACCAATGAAGAAACCGCAAAATTAAAAACAGCATTAGAAAAATTTTCTGTTGTTAATTTGAGCGCAGGAAAGAGAACACCTATTCAAAAAGTTCCGATGGATTTTCCAGACCTTGAAAATATGAATATTACTATTTTTGACTTGGATATACGGTATCCGACTATTGTACCTGTATTAGAAGAATATATTTCACGTACATTACAGTGGCCGATACATTGTGTACGAGTTAGAAATGCCAATGATCCAGTTGAAGTAGAACAAACTTTAGGAACAGTAGAACATTCAAATTTACTTAACACTCCTGAATTAAGTCCTTCTACTCCGGAGGCACATAAATTAGTTGGTGCTGCTAGAACAATGGATTTATTAAAAGAATTAAGTCAAGCAAATCATGCTGGAGATCAGTACAAAGGTGTAAACGATGCTATTCTAGCAAGTAATTTACCGGAAGAAACTAAACAGGCAGTAATGGATATGATCTTAACTGCTAAATTTGATAGTCCGGTTGGATCAAATCAAAATCATATACCGGACCCGGTAAGAGGAAATTAAAATGACAATAAACAAATTTAGAGATATTGTAGACGGAAAGAAACAACTTAATGAAGATGCTACTACTGAATGTGGCATGGTCGGAGAAATGCCTCCTGCGCCTCCATTAACTATGAATTTAAGTGTTTCAGCACAAGGTATTAGCAACATTAAAGATGTGCTAAACTTGATTAATATGCATGATAATCACTTAGATCATTCAGCAGTTGCTACTACTGTAGCTACTCCAATTACTACCCCGGCTACTCCATTAACGCCTATAAATCCTATCGACGATATAGTAAAGAAAGCAGGATTACCTACTCGTGACAAACCAAAAATTATCGACGATGAGGAAAATGAAGGAGTTGTCGGATCAGCACTTGGAGGAATTGCAGGTGCATTGACTCCACTCCCTGGAGGAGCCGCTGTCGGTGCAAAAATTGGCAGTGCCGCTCAAGATGCAATGTCAGATGAATCGTTTGATTATATGCCAGACGAAGAATATCAAGATACAGATTATATGATTAAAGATTTATCCGGTGGGTTAGGACATAGTCAAAAAATGTCACCTAATGGATATAGACACTCAGACAATCCGCTTTCTATGCACAGCGAAACAGTCGATACTATTAAAGATCGCTTAATTAGAGAATATAATGAGTTTAAAACAGATGAAGGTCGAATAAATGAAGGCCCTAAGGGATATGATTCTTTTGGAAATCCACTAGGCGGCGGATATGACGAAACACATCCTAAATCAAGTAAACCAACACGTCGGGCTACTCCAGGTCAGG